TGTGAATCAGAAAATGTTGAGTTCGATAAGCAAGCAATTGCTGATTTGATTATGAAGCATGCGCCAGATTGGCGAAGAGTAATTAATGAATGTCAGCGTTATTCGAGTTCTGGTAAACTATCTACTGAAGCTTTAGTTTCAAACGATGCGTCTATCACAACTCTTGTGAAACATTTAAAAACAAAAGACTTCAAACAGATGAGAGCGTGGTGTGCTTCAAATTCTGATATTGACACATCCGTAGTTTTTCGTAAGATATATGATAAGGCTTATGATATACTCGACCCACAATCAATACCACCTGTTATTCTTTTGTTGGCTGATTATCAATACAAAGCTGCATTCGTTGCAGACCACGAATTAAATCTGGTTGCTTGTCTCACTGAGATAATGGCATCCGCAACATTTAAATAATATGGAAGAAATTGAAAAGAAAATAAATATAGTTTTAGAAATGCTTCAGAGCGAAATAGCTTGGGAATACCAAAGACTTAAATCTTCTGAACCAAAATCTATTGATGCTTTTGTTGCTCGAAACGTAGCAAAGGCTAAAGCAAAAGAATTAATACAAACTAAAGTGGAGGCTTTATAATATGGATACAACATTTGTAATCGCTATGATAGTAGCAGCTGTCGTAGGAATATGCTATTTAAAATCGAAAGGAACATTTTAATATGGGTAAAGGAATGACACCAAAGAAAGGGTACGACGATAAGAAGTACAAAGATAACTACGATGGTATCGATTGGTCAAGTGTTCGAAAGAACAAACAAGGACTGATGGGTTCCAAGACTCGTGTACACAAAGACACTAAACAGAATAAACTTAATAAAATACATAAAGATGAAATAGATGAAGCCACTTAATAAAGTAGTCGTGTGGAGAATATTATCAATTGTATTATGTACGCTTATGGCGAGAATATGGTTCGGTGATTGGCACGTTACTTTATTTGGTATTTTTCTTTCATTTGTTATGACAATTGTACATTATTTTTTTGAAAAACTATGGCCGACAAATTAACACCCTTTGATTTTTTAAATTCAATTAACGAAAAGAAAAAGTATCTTTTCGAAGATTGTACTGCTGACGATTCTGGCGAAGCTGCTGACTTAGATTCTATTGATAGAAAGTACCCACCCTTTATGGTGAATCGTGGACTATCAAACTTTGCTGATACTATTCTATTTGCAAATGAAATGAATCAACGAGCTCACATGCCTAAAAAGATGCAGTATGATTTTCTTTTTCATTCAGTTAGACGTAAAAGACGTTTCTCTAAATGGTACAAAAAAGAAAAGGATAGTAAAGACATTGAATTAATAAAAGAAGCTTATAATTGTAATCGTGAAAGAGCTGAAGAGTTCTACGATTTAATTGACATGGATAAGCTGAGAAAGTACATGTCAAAAGGTGGCATATTATAAATAAGCTTGTGAATGAATACAAAATAGAATGGACACCAGAAAGTATGCTAGAGGTTTCACTTTCTGAGCCTGATGACTTTTTAAAAATTAAAGAAACCCTTACTAGAATTGGCGTAGCGTCTAAACGTGAATCTCAAACGTTATTTCAGAGTTGCCACATTCTACATAAACAAGGACGGTACTTCATAGTACATTTTAAGGAATTGTTTATGCTTGATGGAAAACCGTCTAACTTTACAGAAGACGATTTAGCGAGACGAAATACTATTGCAACCCTTTTATCTGATTGGGGTTTACTAGATGTGGTAAACGAAAACCAAGCAACCGAAAGAGTTTCATTACGTAATATAAAAATAATCTCGCATCGTGATAAAAACGATTGGAATCTTGAAGCAAAGTATTCAATCGGAAACGTAAAAACATATAAATAAAGATTATGAGCTTATCAGAATTAACAAAATTAGAATTAGAAGAACTTGGTAGAGACCACTATGGCATAGAACTTGACCGTAGACTTACTAAAAAGAAATTAGTAGAGCAATTAGAAGAACTGGCTGCTGAAGAAAATGCTCGAGTAGCACCTATCTTAAAAGCAGAAGCTGAAGCAAAAGCACCAGTATTAACAGAAGTTGAATCAGCAACTACAGATTTAAATACACTTCTTTATGAAAGAACTAAACCACAATCGTTTTTAGGTAAATTATTTGCTGATGCTAATGGTGAAGTTCTTAAATTTGCAACTGCTCAAGCTGCAAAATCAACTGCTAGAAGATATGGTGGCAAAACAGTCGCTGAAAACGATTATTTTGTTGTTCGTAAATACTAAGAATTTGTATAAATAATTTTATAGATGGTGCTCACGATGAGGCCATCGCCCTTAACCCTCGCTTAAAAGGAGAGTAAAAAATGACATACACAACTACTAATGGTTGGACTATTCCGACCGCCACCGCAACCTATTCAGTAGGTTTTGATTCAATCTTTGATAGATTGGAAAGATTAAACACACAGCAAGCTGCACCAAAGTATCCGCCGCACAATGTGGTAAAACATTCAGAAGAAAGTTTCGAGATTGCCGTCGCAGTTGCTGGTTTCAAAGAAGACGATTTACTCGTCGAGTTAGAAGATAGAACACTTACGATCGCATCTGACTTAGAATCAGATAACGATTTAGAATACATTCACAAAGGCATTGCTACTAGAAAATTCAAGAAAGCATTTGAACTTGGTGAATTTATCGAAGTAAAAGATGTTGCTCTTGAAAATGGTATTCTTTCAGTTTTTCTTGAAAAGAACATACCAGAAGAGCAAAAACCAAAACGTTTCGATATAAATACGAAGAAAGAATTTTTAACTGAATAGTTTTTTTCTGCGTTAAACATTAAGTCCGTCGAGTCTAATCCCTGCTCGGCGGGCTTTTTTTGTCATTTTGCCTTTACTTTTTTGAAAAACTCTATATAGTATATTATATGATTGGCTTTTATACCTCCATTGTACACAAAGGAAACTCACTACTATATCGCGGATATGATGCAAATGGCAAACGAGTTCAAGAAAGATTAAAGTTTAGACCAACATATTATCTCGAGTCTAAAAAACTAACTACGAAATATCACGGACTTGATGGTACACCTGTTGAGCCAATGACGTTTCCAT